GGTTCTAAGCGGCAACTTTGGGTTGACGACTTTCTATTGTTTGAGGCGAACGCGACCGTTTCAGCCGTAACGATTAACGATCTGTGGTTTGGCCTTACCGCAAATACTTCGCTGACATCCGGCGCACGGGTTAATTCTGTTGCGCTGTATGACCGGGCGCTAACGGACGAGGAAATCCGCACGGCATATAGCGCCCTTTCCGCCAGGGCATTGCAAAGCGGCATATCTATGGCTGCGGCGCGCGTTCTGATTCAAGAAGGCGACAGCATCACTGCGGCCAGTAGTTCGCCAACATCCTACTCCTATCGATACGGCGCAAACCAATCGCCAAAAGTGGTGGGTAGAAATTTCGCGGTTGGGGGCTCAACAATCAGCAACGCAATATCGCGGGCTACCTCTGTTGATGCAATTGTGCCGCCAAACAAGGGAAGCCGGAAATTTATCCTTTCTGTTTTGCTTGGCACGAATAACCTCGTTACTGACAGCGCTGCGACGTACCTTGCGAACATGGCCGCATACCTTGATGCGCGACGCGCTGCGGGTTGGTATGTCGTGCTTTGTACGTTGCTTCCGCGTACAGAGGCTTCATCGGCCGGATTCAACGCAAAGCGCGCCACTGTCAACGCCGAGTTTCGGCTCTGGACTACTGGAGGTTCGATAGTTCCTGGCATCCACGCGGACGCTATCTGCGACTTTGATACGAACCCAACCATTGGCGCTGATGCTGCCGCATCCGATCTGACGTACTACTCGGACGGGCTGCACCCGACAGATGCTGGACACACGCTGCTTGAGCCGATTTATCGCGCGGTGATCAACGGCATCTGACCGTAGCAACAACAAAGCCGCCTAGGACGTTCTAGGAAGACGGAGAAACGATGGCCTTTACTCACACCTATTAAAATGCAAGATAAAGACTCACAACTTTTCATGGTGAAGGGAGCGGCTGCTTGGAGCGGTGTTGGCCTTTCTAAATATTTAACATCCATTGGCATTAACGATTGGGGAGATGCTGCCGCTTTGATGGCATTTCTTTATAGCTGCATTCTCATTGGGGAATGGATTTATAAGAAAGTGAAAAAATGACATATTTGGTGGGCACTCATTGGTTTATCTGTGATGTTTGTGGACAGAAATATCGGTCCACAGAAAAGAAGAAACGTTGGGACGGGCTCATTGTCTGTCCTAGTGATTTTGAGCAAGATCATCCACAGAAGTTTATTCGTGTGGAAGCAGATGGCCAAGCAGTGCCCAACCCACGTCCTCGTCCTGAGGATGTGTTTAAAGATGGGCTGGCCTGCACCATTCTTACACGCACACCCACTGCTGATGTAGGCATTGCTGATTGTATGACAGTGGATGCTATCCCTAACATCAATTGGCCTGACTACAGCCTACCCTTTCCAATTTTACCTCCTGTTGTGGTGCCTGTTGCTTTAGACACGTTTACAGCAACTAATGGTACTGATCCCACTAGTCGCAATTTAGACAACTATCCAGCTTTGGCTGGTGCCAATGTCTGGCAAATTCGAGATGTTGGTTATGTTGCAGGTCAAATTGTTAACAACTCATTACACACTACTTCAGCTGTAGATCAAACATCTTTAGTTTTGACTCCTACAGGTGGTTTACAGTTGGCCGATTTTAGTGGGGGTGTTACATTAGTGACCCACCTGGATGCTGTAACAGATGGTTATTGTGCAGTGTGGCTAGAGAACGCTAGTCAAAACGATGGAATCAAAATCCAACTTTTTGGTCTTGATCTGGATGTTCTAGTTTATGGTGAGGTGTCCGGCACCTATCCAGACTGGAATCCTGCAAATAGTTTAGCTACCGCGTCTGGACTAAAGAAAGTAGCTATTCACATTGGTAGTGATAATGTTGGCTACCTTATTATGGATGGTGTTCAACTAGCTACAGAGACACTCGTGACGACAGGACCATGGATCAATCAAAACTGGAATCAACTCCGCGTAGACGTAGAATCTAACACCGATGCTTATGTAGATTTAGTGGGCCTATACACCAATCTTACTCTCTCTGAAGCCCTTGCCCTAACCGCTTAAGGACCGTATGACAACTTCTTCGACAACTTCTTGGGAACTTACCCGAGATGACATTATCAAGAGTGCTCTCCGTAAGTGCGGTGTGCTAGCTAAAGGACAAACCCCAACCACTGAAGATTATTCCGATTGTTCTACAGCTTTGAATGCTCTCATTCAAGTGCTGTCTACAGAAGGAATGCCTTTATGGAAACGTACTACAGATGTCATTACACTGGTTGCTGGTACACAGAGTTACACCATTTCCAACATCTGGGATTTGGCTCAAGTGGTGCTTCTACCAATTGCTGGTGGGGCGGCCATTGAGCTAACCGGTAAGAGCTTGTATGACTTCAACCGCCTGCCCTCAGATGCCACAGGTGCTCCTGTACATTATGTGTACACCCCAGGCATTGACAACGGTGTGGTTAAGGTGTGGCCCATTCCCGATGCTGGAACAGCTTCACAGAAACGTTTACATGCTGTATACCAAAAAGAGTTCTTCTCGTTTAACGCTTCTACCGATACACCTGACTTTCCTGTCTATTGGACAGAAGCCCTCATCTATGGCCTAGCCTCTCGTGTAGCACCAGAATATGGTGTTCCTCTACAAGACCGTCAAATGCTTGAGGTGGCTTTTGAGAAGGCTAAGAAAGCGGCTGAAGGGTATGGAGACGAGAATGACGCTAGTTGGTACTTCCAACCTGAACGGAATCGTTGATGGCCTTTACCAACTCTCCAACCAATCAAACATACAAAACGGAGCAGGTGAAGTTTGACGATACGGCCACCTATCGTTCAGGCAACCTTATTTCAATACAACGTGACAGTGCGATTTGGAACATGTTCTATGATCGCATTAGTCAAGAAAACAAAACACGGGATGTTTCTTTAAAGAAGCGTCCAGGTATCACCACTACCAACTACACGTTAAACAAAACCACATCAGCCAGCAATTTGCGTGGCTATTTTTACGACGTTACAAGCAACCGTTTGTATTGGGCAGTAGAAGACAAGGTGTGCTATGTAGAACCTGATGTTAGTAGCACAGTGTATGCTGTGACAACTCTAGCTACCTCTACTGGCTATGTGGGGTTCTGTGATTTCTTCAGAGCTTCTGACGGACAGCGTTTAGTGGTGTTCTCTGATGGTACAGATTTGTGGATTGATCAAATTGGTGGCAGCTGCACAAAAGTGACAGATGCTGACATGCCCACACCACATGTACCACAGCCAGTGCAATTAGACGGCTACATTTTCTTGGCTGCTCTAAACACCAACGACATGTACAACTGTGTAAACGACGATCCGTTTACATGGGAGCCAGGTGATTTTATTTCTGCGGAAATGGTGGGCGACTACATTGTCAAGCTAGCTAACAATCGCAACTACATTGTAGCTTTTGGTAACGGTAGCTTAGAGATTTTCTGGAATGCTGCCGAAGCTACCGGCAGTCCAATGAAGCGGAATGAAAGTGGTTTCAAAAGCATTGGTTATGTAGCTGGTGCCTGTCAAATTGCTGACAAGCTCTATTTCATCGGACAAGATAAAAGCAAAAACCTGTCTGTGTTTGTCATGGATGGTTTTAAGGTGGAACGCATTTCGGATGAAGTGGTGGACCGTTCTCTACAAAACATCACTGGCACAGCCAACGTAAAAAGTCAGGTGCTGCTCAACCGAGATGGGTATAGCCTGTCAGTGGACGGACACACTTTCTACACCATTGTTTCAGGACAAACGACTTGGGTGTATGACGTTGATGAGAAGTTTTGGTATGAATGGAAAGGCTCAGATGACACTGGCCTAAACATTCAAGCAACATGGTCAATGTACAATGGTGCACAATATATTGCTTTGGGTGGTCAAACACTCATCTCACTTATGGCACCCAATGTCTACCAAGACTTTGCCACCAACTACAAATGTCGTTATGTTACACAAGACCTCACGTTTGGTACATTAAATTGGAAAACGTGTAATAGACTTTCTGTTCAAGGGGACATGCATGCTTACACTGGAAGCTCTTTACTACAAGTATCTTGGAGTGATAACGACTGGGGCGATGGAGGGAGTGGTATTACTCTTCCTGTTAACATTTTCAGTAGTAGCCCATATGTTACGCGCCTAGGCCGCTTCCGTAATAGAAGTTTCCGTCTAGAGTATTCAGACAACTATCCTCTGAGATTGCGTCAGATGGAACTTGATATTAACGTAGGAAACACCTGATGGCATCTACCAATTTTGCTGCTGGAACTGTTGTTACAAGTCAATGGCTCAACGAAGTTGATGCTCATGTATTTGATGGCAGGAAATATGACTCTATCTCTGTAGTCAATGTAAAAGACCCACAGTTTGGTGCTGTGGGAGATGGTACTACAAATGACCTAGCAGCCATCCAGGCTGCCATTGTAGCACTGCGTACCAACGGAGTGAGCATCTTAGACACCATTGGTGGTAACACAATCACTGTGTACACATCAGGCACTGTCTATTTTCCTCCAGGTGTTTATGCTATTCCAGCTGACTCTTTACGCATTTACCAAGACCTTGGTCTTACGTTTAAGGGTGCAGGAAGCCGTCGCACTAACAATGCGGTGAGAGGGGCTACTACATTACTAATCACTGGAACGTCCTCTGGCTACGGGCTGCAAATTTATCGTTCAGGAGGACGTGGGTTTCACATTGAAGATATGGACGTGTGTTATGAAACGTCCAACTTCACTGGCAGTGTGTTAGACATTGTAGACGCTCCGGGTGTTACTGGCACTCGTTGCTTCTTTGGCACTTTTGGTATTACTGCCCCCACCCGTTTACAAACAGCAGCAGCTTGCATTCGCAGCACGTATGATGAATTCATGTCTTTCTATTGCTGCTCTTTTGATGGTGCTGAGCTAGGCTGGTGGAGTGACGACATTCGTGTAGAGCTAGGGAACACTTTTGGTGGAAGTGTAACAAAGTTTGATAGCTGTGTGTTCTACGACTTTGCGGATAATCAAGTGTACCATTCAGGCGCACGAACACGTGAAGCTTGTACCTTTGTCAATTGTGCTTTTAACCCCATTACAGTGTCTCCTAGTAGTTCAGCTATTAACATGGACAACGTGGATGGGCTGCCATTGCTCCTGAACGTGTGTCTAAAGGACAAAAACGTAAGGCCATGAATCAAATGGCTGGTGCACTCGACTTCCAGTCTATTGTGGAAGCTTTTCCTGATTTTCATAATAGTCAAGTAAAGGTTCCACTCTTCCGTGGAGTTAAAACTGATTACACTGGCCCTGAAAGGCCTATGGCTGGGTTACTAGGTAACGGTATTTATCTAGCTGGCACAGCCGATTTAGCTAACGCTTATTCTGTAGGCGGTAAAGAAGCTAATGTCAAACAAGCTTATGTCAATTTAAAAAATCCCTTAGTCATTGAGCGTTGGTCAGATCAAGTTGATCTTGGAAAAAAATCAGCTGAACAAAGAGTAGCATGGACTGAGCAACAAAAGAAAAAAGGGTACGATGGAGTTATTGAAGTTAATAGTGATGGCTCTATCCATCAACTTGTAGCATTTGATCCTAACAATGTAGTAAATGCTTTTTCTACCAACGCTTCTCGTGGTATGGGTAACAGTCAAGCTGGTGCCTTACGTGTTAAGGACATTGCTGACGGCCTAAAGAAGTTTCGTGAGAAATGGAACGAGAATGTTGTAGACTCTGTGAAGACCCCTATTACAGAAGAAACCATTAAAGCTAAGCAGACCCAAGCTGCTAAAGCGGCCAAGATGGAAAACATTCTAAAAGAGAAGCTTCCTGAGTTTACAGATGTATCCACCTTTGAGGAAGCTGTCAGCCTGTCACGTGCAGCTAAGGACATTGACAGCAATCCTTACACCCGTGGAACAGCTTCTGGCCTCAACTTCATGGCGGCCTACCACAAAAATCCGCTGCTACGTTATGCACGTAAACTCATCACAGAAGCTCGTGGGCAAGCTACAAAGTTTTCACGTGATTATGTTTCTGGTCCCAATGGTGTTTCTGTTGCCATTCAGAAGCTAAGCAAAGATGATAAAATTGCTGTCAATCAAATTCTGACACAGCTAGACAAGCATGAGGTTGCTTGGACACCTGAGCTAGCTGATAAGCTCAATGCTTCTGAAGCTGTGCGTGCTTACATGGATGCACACACCAAGGCATTTGACGCCAATTGGGACTGGCATAAAAGCATTACCGACAAGCAGGGATTAGAGACAGCAAACAAACGTGCTGGCTACAGTCCTGGTGTGTTCTATGGTGCTTATGCTAGCCTTGTGACCGCGCCGGATTCTAAAGGTAACATGCGTGTTGTAGGCATGATTGCTGCGGATACTCCGGGTGAGTTTCAGCTGGCTATGCAGCATTATAAAGAAGCACACGAAGGTGTTAAGTTTAGTGCCAACACATGGCAAGAGGCTCGTAAAAGTTTCTCTGGTGGACAGCAACAAGCATTCAAGTATAAAAACCTGAATCAGATGATGGAGCTGTTGGGCAACGTTGATGGTGACCTAGCTAAGGTAAACATTAAAATTGCCCAAGATGCTCTACGTGCTTCCACCGAGCTATACGGCATGGGGGGATTTAGGTTCTGGTGTATATTTGACCGACAATCCCAAGATGTCATCAAACTATGCTCAAGGTGTTCGCTCAGGAAACACTGAACGTAAAACACAAGGGAGCAATCATCAGGTTTATGCCAACCTCCAAATGCCTTTTACCAAAGACGTTTTATTGTCGAATGAAGGGTGGAGAAAATGGATTGCAGATACCTATTTCCCTGAGCCTGATTCTTGGAAACTGCTAACTGGCAAAAATCCAGTTGAGCTAGCAGCGGTACAAAACACACGACAGAAGCTGAGTTTACTAAAGACATTGAGGACACCTATAAAGACAAACTGTTAGGTATTCCTGATGCCGCTCTGTCTTTCCTAACATCCATTCCAGCTATGGCTGGTGCTGCTCCAGCAGCGCTAATTGAGTCCTATCGTAAGGGCACTAAAGCTGAAGATGAGTTCAATCGTCTGGTTGAAAAGAACACT